ACGGAAAAGTAATACATCTATCTATTGAGGAATATCTTGATCTAACTGATGAAGATATACAGTATATGATGTCACTTGACTTTGGTGAACACATTCATAATCCTTTTACAGGATCAGCTGTTGATAAAAATGTCAAAGAAAAATTTTATGACTTCGAATTCCTTGCAGAAGATGACGAAGAAATAAATAATATAATATCAGATGATATTCCATTTGATGATATTATAGATTTATCAGATAACACAGAGTAAATATATTATATTACTTTTCGTAGTATAAACCACTTATTACAGTTTGAGTAGCTGTATTATAGTATCCACTCAAAAAAATCTAATTATTTATTTATTAATTTTTAAAACTGAGATTATGAACTCAAAAGTAATTGTATTAGCAGAAGAAACAACAGGAGCTGTAGTAAATGTTTCTCAAAACAATTCTGATTTCGGGTACATCCGTGTACAACAAGTAAGAACAATGATTGATGATAATGGTTTCTTACGTAGAAAACCAGTATCAGCATTAATCCCTGGATCTGTTTCTGAATTACAAGAAACTGGATTCTTTGCAGGACAACAATTAGATGGTAAAATTGTGGTTGAAGAATCATTAGAACCATTTAATGACAAAACACCAGAACGTGATCTTAAGATTGCAGGTGAAACAGGTGTAGTATGTACATTAGGAGGATTACCTATCTTTCGTAGAACTAAATTTAGTTTTGATTCTAATGGAGCAGATACATTAATTAAACATGATAATATACAGCAATTACGTGCAGCTTACTCAGCACAAAATGCTAAGTCTGCAGCTTTGGAACCAAATGATGATTTTTCAATTGGTGGCTAAAAAAAATAGTTAAAAAAGATTGAGGGGAGGCATATGAGTCTCCCCTTTTTTATTTATGAATTCAAATTGTATGATTAAGATGGAAAAGTTAAAACAAGATGTAAGTCATTACCAATTGCATGCAGGTAAAACCTATATGCAGTATGAACAAGATAAATATTCTATTTATCAAAATTATTTGTATAAAAGAGCAATCTATGGATTAGGGTCTCTTTCAGAACAAGAACTTGCTACAATATGTAGTAAGAAAAAACAAAGAATAAACAATGTGTACAAACGTGCACAAACTGTATTAAATACATTGAAACAGAAACTTACTATTAAATATAGTAATGATATATTTCAATGTTTGTTTCCTAATTCTAAAATGACACAGGATATATTGAATTATTCAGACATTGATGAAAAGTATAAAAATACTTTAACTTTTAAAGATTTAAAGGTCTCAAAAGATGATATTATTCGTATATTTATAGCTGAAGGTATACTTCCTAAAAACTTTTTAAGTTTAGAGAATGCACCTATTAGTTTACCAAGTCTAAAGAATGAAAGTAAAGCTTAAAGAATGTGATGGATGTAATAAACCATCGGTTATTTGGAAGAACCATGAGGGGTTCAAGTATTGCAAGTATTGTTGGAGTTGCCGTAAGTCCATTGATACAGATAATATTATACAGAAACCAACTGATTATAAAATCCCTCTGGTTTCTTCTAAAAAGAAAAAGAAAGATGTTGAGTATCTTAAGTTGAGAGAAAGATTTCTTACTCAAAATCCAATATGTCAGGTCTCTGTAGCTGGTTGTATGAATGGTAGTACTGATGTACACCACACATATGCTGGCTCTAACAGAGATGCTTTCTATTTGGTACAGTCTACATGGAAAGCAGCATGTAGGAATTGTCATGATTGGATTCATGCACATCCTACAGATGCTAGAATATTAGGCTGGTTAAAATAATTTATTTATGATTTAAAACTTATGATTATGAAAATGATTGGAAAAGAACTTAAAATTAAATACACAACTAGTTACTCAACGTTTGCGGTATTACCTATGAACAGAGGTATTGACAGTAAACATGTACAAAAAATGATTGCTAGTCTTAGAATACAAGGCTGTCTTAGAGTAGTAATATGTTGTAAAACAAACATTATTGAAGGAGAATGGAAAACATATATTATTGATGGTCAACATATGGCTACTGCATTAGAGAGAGAAGGTCAACCGATTCCATATATTGAAATTGGTATTGATTCTGAAGAAGATTTAATTAAAAAGATGGCTTATCTTAATAACTCTTCTAAATCATGGGATATGATGAACTTTATCAATGCTTGGAAAATGATTCGTCCAGACTATATGAAGTTATTCAGATGGAAGAACATGTATGATATTGAAGTAACTATGTTAGCTATCATTGGTGTAAACAATGGTGCTATTAGACATAGTACAGGTGCTCTTAAGACTGGTAACTTTAAAATTACCAATCCAAAAGCAGAAGATATGTGCAAAGCTTTCAATGATATCTTTTTAAAGATTGGTAAAAGTGATAGAGCTGTTAAGTTTCAGTTCTTAAATGCATTTTTACAAGCATATACTCCCAAGTATGATCATACTAAAACTATGGTTGCAATTGAAAGACATTTAAAAACTGTTAAGTTAATGGCTATTGGTGAGGAGACTGGTGCATTTATTAGAAAACAAATATTTAAACTTCCAAAATAATGGATAGACAAGAAATACAATCTGAAGCATTAGCTGCTACAGATAGTAAACAAAGAAGTTCAATTTGTTTAGGCACAGGGGTCGGTAAGACCCTTGTTGGCCTAAACTATATTGAAAGAAATAGTACACCACTAATGAAAATATTAGTTGTTGCTCCTAAAAAAGCAATATTTCAGTCATGGAAAGATGATGCAGAGAAATTTAATATGCAACACTTATTAGATAGAATAGTATTTAGTACTTACTTAAGTCTAAATAAGAAAGATCCAAAAGACTTTGATATTGTATGTTTAGATGAATGTCATTCATTACTTGATAGTCACCGGGGGTTCTTACAATTATATAAAGGTAAAGTATTAGGTTTAAGTGGTACTCCACCTAGATATAGAGACTCAGAAAAAGGTAGATTAGTACAAGAGTTCTGTCCTGTAGTTTATACTTTTAAAGCAGATCAAGCAATAGAAAATGGTATCTTAAATGATTATCAAATTGTGGTACATCAGATTAATTTATCTACAGAAAAAGATTATTTGGTTAAAATGTCAAATAAGCAATTTATGACTGATGAAGATTCTAACTATGTGTATTGGTCAAGAAGAATTGATGTAGGGTCTGGTAATATGCACATGCTCAGAGTAATGAGAATGAAGGCTATGATGGAGTATCCAAGCAAAGAGAAGTATGCTAAAAAGTTAATGGATAGCATTGATAACAAATGTATTTTGTTTGCTAATACTCAAGCTCAAGCTGATAAATTGTGTGTACACAGTTATCATAGTAATAATAAAGACTCTGAAGAAAATCTTCAGATGTTTAAGGATGGTGAGATTACAAAGTTATCTACTGTATTGCAGTTAAATGAAGGTGTAAACATTCCTAATCTTAAACAAGGTATAATCATGCATGCTTATGGAAATGAAAGAAAAGCAAGTCAAAGAATTGGAAGGTTACTCCGTCTTAATCCTGATGATAAAGCTATTGTACATATACTTTGTTATGTAGGCACTGTAGATGAAAAATGGGTTACTGATGCTTTAGAAGGATTTGATCAAAGTAAAGTAGTATGGAAAGATTTTGGAGTTAATCTAGATTAATCCTAAAATTTCTGTATATTAGAGTATTATGGAAAACACAAAAACACATAAATTAGTTTTGTATAATGATTCTGTCAATAACTATGGTTATATCATGGCATGCTTAATTAGATTCTGTAAACATGATCCAATACAAGCTGAACAATGTGCTATAATTGCTAACAATGTTGGTCAATGTTCTGTAAAATCTGGTGATTTTTTAGAAATGTTAGAAATAAAATCTACTTTTGAAGAATTACAGATTAAATCAGAAATAGAAGTTTATGAAAGTCATATGCATTGATGCAACTAAAAAACCAAATAGAATATCTCCAGATGAATGGATAAAAGAAGGTGTAGTTTACACTGTTATAAATGCCATGAAAATGGGTCTACAAGCTGGAAAAATTGGTTTAGAACTCAAAGAAGTTAAATTAACTGAAAGATCATTTCCTTATGAATACTATGATGCAAGCAGATTTCTTCCTATAGAAGGATTAATGGCTGATGCAAAAGTAAAAGAGGAAGAGATGGAATTAGAATTAGATATTATTTAATATGGAAGATTACACTAAAGAAGATGTTATCAATCAACTACTTCTTTTAGATCGTGATTCTCGTAAAAGACATCTTGTTGATCAAAGAAGTTATCTTATAGCAATATTAGCATATAAGTTTATGTTATCTGAACATAAAATTGCTAGTATTATTAACTACAAGAGAGATAAAATAAATTATAATAAAAAACTAGCTCTTCAGTATCATCGTGATAAGTCTTATATGCAAAACATATATGTTTATTCAGTTATGTTTCCTTTTGAGCTTGATGTCATTGATGTAATGAGAATAAACAGATCACAAAGAATTGAGTTAGATTTAGATCGTAAGTTTTATTTAAAACTTAGAGCAGCTGGAGCTATACTAGGTCATAAAGATGTAAGAGTTACTATCAAATTGTTTCTTGAAAAAAGTTTAAAATTATGGGACGAATGAAAGAAGTCTGTATTCAAATTATGAATGCAAATGATGGCATACCAGAAGGTATGACTATAGAAGATGTAGTTAGAATGAAAGAATTAGAAATTTACAATTGGCGTGAGTATGAAAGAGAAAAGGACAAACAGAGACTTAAATTCATTGAATCAGAAAATTCAAGAGAGACTGGCAAAGTTAAAAAAGTCTTCAAAAAATTCTCCTCGGTCAATGGAAAAACAAGAAAAGAAAAAAGGAACAAACAATGAAGAAGGAGATTAACTTTCTTATGTTCTATCTATTTACTGTACTTGTTGCAACAATTATTGCTATTACGGTAGAGAATGAAAGGAGCAGATCCTCTTCTACTGCAGTTGTTAAAGCTGTTTTTAATAAGCTTGATACTGATTGGACTAATATTCATAATCCAAGAAAGAAAGCATATTTAGAACATCTGTATTACACAAAGAAAAAATAAATGAGTATTAATTAAATAAATAAAAAAATATGTTTACCATACCAAATCCAACAAAAACAATTACAATTGACTTTTCAATTGAACAAGTAATGAAAAGTATACCAAGAGTTCAAGTTGCTTCAGATAATAAATATAAATTAACAGAAGTTAATCCAATATTTAATCAAGTGATATTAGAATGTTTAGAATTCTTATCTTTAGGTGTATTTATTGATTTTAACTTAGTAAAGAAATCAGATACTTCCACAATAATTACAATGGAAATAAGAAGAAAAATAGGTTCTTTTGATACAGATGTAGAAGTACAAAATGCAAATTATCATTTTAAAGATTTAATAGAGCATTTATCTCAAGTTATAGTATTATCTGATGTTGATTTTAATAAAAAATACAGTGCCATTATAGAGAATATTAGTAAAGCTAAAGAAGAAGATGATAAACCTTGGTATGCAAAAAAGCATGTTGCTACAGCATATATAATTTTAGGTGTTGTTACACTACCATTTTTAATAGGTTTTCTTATTTTACCTCTTGGTATTTATGCAAGAAACAAAAACAAACAATATTTAAATAGTTAAAGTGAAACATTTCACAAAATATCTATTGGTATGGATAAGCCAAAACTTGTCCATACCTTTTTGGATGGTAGGTCATGTACATCTTTCAATGAATGTATATGCTGACATCCACGAGATACTTATGTCCTTTGGTATGAATATCATTGTGGCAGTGGGATTTATTATTGATTACATAGATACAAGAAAAAATGAATAAGTATTTTAATTTTAGAGACAAAAAACTAAAAACCTTAATTAATGATATATGTCATGAACATTGGGATGTTTCTAAATCAGAAGACAATAATATGGGTTATTTATGGTATATGTATGCTGCAGGTCATAAGAAAGGAGATTTTAAACCTTTTATTTTCCTATCAGAGTTAAACTTACTTGTTAAAACAAATTATGTTACTGAAGAAGAAAAACAAAACATGCTTGGCATGTTATTAAGTGAGGATGATGATAATGCTCATCTTACTGGATATTCTATACTTACACTTAGAAAGAAAAGAATAGATGATATGGGTCTTTGGACACTTGATAATAAGAAGTATGAAAAATTAAATTATACTTCTGATATTATAAACCCTGAATTTTTTACTAACCAATTATAATTAAATAAAAATGATATGGAAAATAAATCCTACTTAAATGCAGACTTAATAGGTTCTGATGAACAATTTGAAAAATCTATAACTAATGACTTTATAGGCAATGACTTTGAAGAACAATTAGAATGGTCTATGCTAATGATACAGAGTAAATTTAAGCAAACAAGGTTAAGTAATGATGCTAATATAACAGCAAATACTTTTGATAAAGCTTATTTAATGTCTGCATCACTAAATGATGATGTAAAATATCTTAAACCTTTTGGTGAGTTACAAGCTACACCAGAAATATTTCCAAATCTAAACATAAAGTTTATGATTGTATCAGATACTATTAGCCTTCAAAAACATAAAGAGTTATCAATAATAGAAAAAAGAAATTTGTCTATAAAAAGTAAGTATGCTTATGAGAAATCAATTGCTTTTTATAATAAAGATACAGAGTCTTTTTATACATCAAAAGAAGGTTATGAAGTAAATCCTACTTTTTTTAATGGTATTAATAATTTAAATGATTTACCTAAACCAATATCTTTAAACCCAAATTACAGCACCAATAAAAACATTTTGGAATTTGGTGTTGATTCTGCAACAGATATTATAAATGGAATAAGTATGTCTTATCAAGTAGCATTATCATTGTATTATGAATGGTCTATATACATCAAAGAATATGATAATATTGGTTTAGTAATACCTATAAATCCTGAAATATTATCAGAAATTTATAAAACTTCTTTGCTAGAATTTGAAAATAAAAAAAGGATGATTCATTTTGTTAAAAATCATTACCGTAGAAAAAAGGCAGATGTAAATCAAGATTATTCTATTTTTATACAAAGATATTTAAGAGGAGAAAATAAATTTAATTATAAAGGATTTAAAGCTGAAATAATTCCTCCTAAATATGATTTAAATAGAGTAAAAACAAGAAAAACTTTTATTAATACATTAGAATAAGATGAAACAAACAGCAGTAGAATGGTTAGTTGAACAACTAATGCCAAAATTATTAACAGCAGAACAATATTATCATATTGAAAAAGCTAAAGAGATGGAGAAGGAGCAGATGAAGCGTGCTTGTATTAGAACTGAATATGAAGATAAAGCTTGGCAAAATTTAATGGAAAAGCAATTTGAACAATACTACAACGAAACCTTTAAACAACAAGAACAATGAAAGAGTATCCACAATGGTTAAATAATCTTATTTACTTTCTTGCTGGAATTGGCTTTTATGGAATTTTAATTTATTTTTTATAATCATGACAGAAAATCAACTAATTGAACATGGATTTAAAAAAGAAATGTGTTCTGATTTAGAGAGTAATAATGGTTATGATTATTACTACTATATTTTAGAACTTTGTGAAGGTATTTGTCTTGTCTCTACAGACAGTGATACTATTAAAGATGACCACTGGAAAGTTGTCTCTTTTGATATACCTGCATTAAAAATTGAAACAGAAGAAAATTTAATTAGTTTTCTTCAAGTAATGGAAAAATTAATAAGCTGTGAAGATGTTTAGTGGTAAATTCATAAAAACTAATGGAAAGTTAGTTTATGCTCATCCTAAAGATAAACTGGCATATGAGATTTTCCTAGAGAAGATTCCAGAGGGTCAGAAAATAGAAATGTATTTAGATCTAGCTGATGCAGATCACACTAAAGCACAACTTGCAAAAGTACATGCTTGTATTAGAGAAATGGCAAAAGAATCTGGATACACCTTTGATGAAATGAAATGTGTCATTAAAGATGCATCTGGTATTGCAGATAAGTCCTTTGCTGATTGTAGTAAAGATGAATTGATGTTAGCTATTGAAGCTTGTATACAAATAGGAAGAGAAAATTGGAATATTAACCTAACTTAGGATCAACGTAACCTTCTTCTCCTGGTTCAGGAATTTCCTTTTCTGTATATAATTTATTTTTAGTAGCTTGATTTTCTATTTCAGCAAGAAGTAGTGCTATAGTATAAAAAGCTCTTTGTTGCTCATCAAGAGAATTGTATTCTTTACTCATGATATCTTTAAAGTATGCATCTCCTTTTTCAGGAATGTCCATACCTTGCAAAATTACAAATGAAGCAGCTTTAGTCATTAAATAAAAATTTTTATTTACTTCTATTGTTATAATAGCATCATCTTTTAGTTCTTTTACCTTTATCATAATTATAATTTTTATCAAAAATAACAAAAAAATGGATTTAAAAGAAATTAAACAAAAAATGTTTGAGAAATTAAAACCAAACGGATGGGATAAAATTCTTAAATCTTTTATATTTAGTTCTGAATTTGATGATATACTCACCAAACTTTGGACTTTAAGTGAATCAGATAAAAGATTTACACCACCTCTTAAACAAGTATTTAGAGCATTTGAAGAATGTCCATATCATGAACTTAAAATAGTTATGATAGGTCAAGACCCATATCCACAGTTAGGTGTTGCTGATGGAATTGCATTTAGTTGTGGAAACACTTTAACAGAGCAACCTTCATTAAGATTTTTATTTAATGGAGTAGAGGAGGGTTATCCTCATAGGTATGAAAGAAATTGTGATTTGACTAGATGGTCAAATCAAGGTATTTTAATGTTAAACACTGCACTTACTACTGAAGTAGGTCAAATAGGTGGACATTATGATATTTGGAAACCGTTTACTGCATATCTGTTAGATACTTTAAATAATCATAATAACGGATTAATATATGTGTACATGGGTAAAAAAGCTGAAGATTGGTCTAATCTTACCAACGATAATAATTATAGGTTTTATGTTAAACATCCTGCTTCTGCTGCTTATAACGGCTCTAAATGGGATTGTGATGATATATTTAATAAAATATCTGTTTTAGTAAGAGAGAATTACAACCAAACTATAACATGGTGATATGAAAGAAATCTTTAAAAAACTTGCTGATATGGGAATAACTCCTAATGCATTTTACATATTAGATTGTGTAAAAGAAGGAATTGTTCCAAACACTTATGTTAAGGCCAGTCTTGAAGTAACTAGATTAATTAGAGATAATTGGTTGACACAAGATTTGGAATTAACAGATAAAAGTGTTATTTTTACAACTGAAATAGATGGTTATTTCAAAAGATCTAAGAAAAAAACTTCTATAGATTTACTAGGGCATAATTTTATGCAAAACATAGAGGCATATGTACATATATTTCCTAATAAGAAGTTATCTTCTGGAAAATATGCAAGAGTACCTGCCAAAAACTTAGAAAGTGGATTTAGATGGTTTTTTGAAACTTATGATTACGATTGGGAAACTATTTTTCAAGCAACACAAAAATATGTTGGAGAATATGAATCTAAAAACTATGAATACATGAGAACTGCTCAATATTTTTTGAGAAAGCAAAATGTAGACAAGAGTTGGGATTCTGATTTAGCAACTTATTGTGAATATTTAAAAGACAGTCCTGATGATGAACAAGTATATTTTAGTGAGTTAATTGTATAATTTAAATTTTAAAAATCTATGGCTAATTTATTTAATGGTGCCCGTCACTTATTACCAGTTAGTGAAAGAGACAGTTTAGAAAAGGGTCTTATTAAAATGAAAGCTAGAAGAGAAGGTAAATTACCATCTCTTGTTAGTGCATGGCCCAAATTTAATGATGCCTTTTGTGATGGATTAGAATGGAAAACTATTACTGTAGTTGGTGCTCGACCCGGAACTGGAAAAACTCTTTTTATGGAACAATTGATATCTGATATCATTGATCTAAATAAAAATGAAGACTTCCGTGTTCTTAAATTCCAAATGGAAATGGTTGATGAAACAAGTGCAATAAGAAAGTTTGGTCTGAAAACAGGTGCTGATTACAATACATTAATGAGTAAAGACGGAAAATTAGTTGACAAAAGAATATTTCAGAGGTGCGTTGATTTTTATCATGAAAGTGCATCATCTGATATTATAAATGTTGTCTATGATGTATGTACTGTCAACGAAATGTGTTCTACTGTTCATCATGAATTAGAAAGACACAGAAGAGAAGATGGTTCATATAGAAACATGCTTGTTGCAATAGATCATTCTGCTCTATTTAAAAATGATGTAGGACAAAAGGATAAATTTGAAATGCTGGGATCATTGGGTGAAGCCTTGACTCAAATGAAGAAAAAATATCCAGTTGCATTTATAGTCTTAAGTCAATTAAATAGAAACATTGATGATATTAAAAGACAAGTAGAAGGTAATTACGGTAATTATGTATTAGATTCTGATATATATGGTTCTGATGCTTTGTTACAGCATGCAGATGTAGTAATGGGTATAAATAAACCTTCTATAAGAAGAATTAAACAATATGGTCCTGAGAAGTTTCTGATTGAAGACCCGGATACATTAGTGTTTCATTTTTTGAAGTCCAGGAATGGCACAACACGAATAAGTTTCTTTAAACTTGATAGGGTAACTATGAGAATAATAGAAATGAATACCCCTGCTAGAGCTGTAGCACAAAAAATCCAAGTAAATTAATAAATATGAGTAGTAATTTAAGAAAAGAAAAAGAAAGAGAGTTCTATATGCAACATATGGATGCTTTCAAAGCAATTGGTATTGCTGATCCATTTTTCACAATTAAAACTGCATTTTTCAAAAAAGGAAAATTTGGAAGACAATGTCAGTTTTTTGAGTGGGAATTGAAGAAAGGTGAAGATATCTATATGGAGTTTTATGACAATGCCTATGATGGTAATGGTAAAACTATTGATATTATACCAATGAATGAAGACAGATCATTGTTTAAACTCAAGTACAATCCCTATTTCCAAGAGGAATATGATGTAATTGAAGGAGTAGACAGTGAAGGAAAACCAGATAGAAAATATCTTATTCCTGTAAATGAAATGATGGTTGTATTATCTAGTGGTCAAGAGATTAGTCATTCTCTTTATGAAAAAAGAAAAGAAGATGCTAAAAATGATTTGCCAGAATTACAAAAATCATTAAGTTTGTTTCCCGATTTTGAAAAAGAATATTCTCCTAAAGTAGAGGAGGTTTTTTTGAATAATGAAGATGAATCTGTTTCTGATATTTTAATGAGAATAAGTGTAGAATTTCAAAAATTAGCAAAAAAGTTATGAGTATAGTACTTCCAACAAAGAAAGAAAAACCGACAAGATTTAATCCTAAAAGATTAATTATTTATTCTAAACCAAAGACTGGTAAAACCAGTGCATTTGCAGGATTAGATGATAATCTTATTATAGATTTAGAAAACGGTGCTGATTATGTAGAAGCTTTAAAAATTAAAATAGACTCCCTACAAGAGTTATTAGAAGCAGGTAAAGCTATCAAAGATGCTGGTAAACCATACAAATATGTTACAATAGATACTGTAACTGCATTAGAAGATATGGTTATGCCTCTTGCAATCAAGTTATATAGACAAACTAGCATGGGTAAAAATTATGATGGAGACAATGTCTTGTCATTACCTAATGGTGCTGGTTATTTATATTTAAGACAAGCTTTCTTTCAAGTTTTAGATTTTATTGATACTTTAGCACCCCATATTATTTTATCTGGTCATATTAAAGACAAACAGGTAGATGATAAAGGTGAGATGGTATTAGCTGCAAACATTGATTTGACAGGTAAAATCAAATCTTTAATCTGTGCAAATGCAGATGCAATTGGTTATATGTTTAGAAAAGGTAATAAAACTATTCTATCATTTAAAACCAGTGAAGAAGTGACTTGTGGTGCAAGACCAGAGCACTTAAGAAATGAAGAAATAGTAGTTTCTGAGATGAATGAAAAAGGTGAACTAGAGTTTCACTGGGATAAAATTTATGTGTAACAAATAAAAATAAAAATAAAATGGCGTTAAGTACAGATGATTTAGGTACCGGTGGATCCGGTTTACCAAAAACGATTAGTCCAGGAAACAAAGTGTTGAAAATCAACAATGTTGAGTTAGAACAATTTAAATTTATTGACAATGCATTTCATTTGATATTGCATGTTGAAACTGAACCTATTGAAGGTTTTGAAGGATTTATGCTTGATAAAGATGATGAGTCAAAAGGACACTTCAAAGGTCAAATTGGTAGAGTTAAAGCAAGTCAATATGCATTTGCAGATGGTGAGACCAAAACTGGTATCAAAATACAAAGAGATAGATCAATTTTAATGTTCTTACAGAATCTTTGTAAAACAATGGGAATCAATGATTGGATGGTATCACAGCATAACAAACATGATACTATTGAAGCTTTTGTTGAAGAATTTAATAAAACTGCACCGATTAAAGATAGATATCTTGAATTTTGTGTTGCAGGTAAAGAATATGTTGGTAGAACTGGCTATACCAATTATGATTTATGGTTACCTAAATCAGAAAAAGGTAAGTATGCATTTGGTGAAGTTGAAGAAGGTAAAGTTATTAGATATGATGAATCTAAACATTTGAAAAAACTTGAAATAAACAATATTGAAAGTTTTGGAGATGATGATTTAAACATACCAAATAAGCCTTCTACTGATTTCTCTTTAGACTAATAAAGTCAGGGGGAGTCAGTGATTCCCCCTAATTTTTAAATTTTAGTATATGATTTCTACAAAAACAATAATTTCTGATTTAAATGAAGTACCTAGAGAATGGGTATTTGAGTATTATTTAAACCTTACTGAAAGACTTTGTGGTCAAAGTTTAAAAATAAAATCTGCATTTAATCCTACTGATAAAGTTCCTTCTATGTGTATATACACAGACAATAAAGGATTTTATAAGTTCAAGGATTTTTCATCTGGATTTGGTGGTGATGGTTTAAACCTGGTTATGCATTTATATAATCTAGATGGAAGAGGTAAAGCTTCTTTTAGAATTATGTCAGATTATGATGTTTATATTTCTGACAATACATATGTTCCATTAACTTATCTTCCACAAAGTAAATACACGGTCTCTGATTTTGAAATCAGACACTGGAATACTTTAGATCAGTCATATTGGAAAGGTTTTAGATTATGTTCTAATATATTAGAACATTATAATGTACATCCTTTAGAGTTTTACAATATGATTAAGGAAGACGATGGTCATATTCTTGATACTGTTAATATAAAAACTAATTTTATTTATGGCTTCTTTAGAGAAGATGGTAGTTTGTATAAGATATACACACCAAAAGTAAAAGATAACAAATTTATTAAAGTAAAAGATTATATCCAGGGCTCTGATCAGCTTGAGTTTAAATCTAAATATTTGATTATTACTTCTTCTTTAAAAGACTTAATGTGTTTTAAGAAATTAGGTATAAGTGGAATTGAAAGCATTGCTCCAGACAGTGAGAACAGTGTTATCCCAGAAAATTTCATGAAACCTCTCCTAAGTAAGTATCAAAAGATACTTGTACTATTTGATAATGATGAACCTGGTCTTAAATCAGCTAAAAGATATAAAGAAAAGTATGGTTTTAACTATATAGTTCTTGACATGTCTAAAGATTTATCTGATTCTGTTAGAGATCATGGTGTTGAAGCTGTGAGAGATGCATTGTTTCCTTTAATAAAACAAGCATTATGAGTTGGAGATATAAAAGTAAAGAGTTTGATGAATTATGCATTCCAGAAGGAGCAATAGGATTTATTTACTCTATGACAGCTATTCTTGATGGTAAATCTGTTGCATATATTGGTAAGAAGAACTTCTTTGCTAATATAAAGAAACCTATGGGTAAGAAAGCTTTAGCTATGTCTACAGACAAAAGGTTAAAGAAATACACCCGGGAGCTCAAACCTGACTTTATGAGATATTACAGTAGTAATAAAACTCTTAAAGATGCTCACAAAGCAGGTGTTGTAATTAAAAGGGAAATTCTAATGATTTGCTATTCAGCAATGGAATTAACTTATCAAGAAGTAAAGCACCAGTTTAAATATGAAGTGCTTGAGAAAGAAGAATATTTAAATGCCAATATTCTTGGCAGATTTTACAAAACAAAATAATATGACAGAAAATGAAATGACAGGCCTTCTATTAAAGTTGGCTGACCTTGGTGTTACGGGAATTAAAATATTCTACTCAGGTGGAGGAGATTCAGGAGATATTGATGATGTTTTATATACTACAACTAAAGAAGCTAGTTTTAATGATATTATGAATTTAAGTACTTATGGAGAAGATATTCTTTATTTAGCAGATCTTGATGGTTATCTTAGAGATGATTTAATAGACTTTGCAAATGAAAAAATTCTAAATGATTTAGAAGATTGGTGGAATAATGATGGTGGTTATGGAGTAATGCTCATTAAAATTCCTTCAGGTGAATATGAAATAAATAATACTATTTATGTTACTGATACTGAAGAATTTGCACATGAAGGAGATTTAATTAGTAAAAGTTTAGAATAATGGCACATCCAATGCAACATTGCAAATCCTCAGTTAGAAAATGGGGTGGTCAGTTATCTGATTACCAACTTATTCATGATTGGTTTGATGAAACTAAGGCTTGGATAGGACACAGTAAGCATAGAATGTTTAGACATCATAGTGAAGGTATATTTGAATGTGAAAAAGTATTTGGTAATTCATTTATAAATTCAGATGGTAAAACTGTATACACTAGATATGTTGGAGAACAGCATGTAAAAGAAGATTGTAATAATTACATTCCTACTGCTAAAGAATGGGTTGATATGATATCATCAGGTAAACCTAAAGAATGGGCAATAAAAACTTTAAAAATAGAAGACTAATGACAGAAGAAGAATTATATAAGTGGATATACAATTTAAAATTGCAAACACTTACAGATGAACTTAAAGATACTATAGTTGAAAAAATTCAAGATGTAGTTTGGACTTTAACAAATAAATAATATGATTTTTGACAAAAAAGAAACAAAGAACTTGTTGAGCATGCTACGTTCAACAGATGATGAAAATGCAACAGTAGCATTTCAAGCCCTTGAGGGTGTTGATGTAAAAAAGTATTCGGGAGAATTAATTGTATTATACAAGTTTGGTAAAAGAAATATGGGAATTTGGGAGAAACAAGCTCCTAAATGTCATAAGCATATTGCTAAAGTATTAAATCCATTTGCTAAAGATGGGGGTAGTGAGTTAAGTACAGGATCATGTTTGTCTGCAATGACTGCAAACAATACAAGTAATCAAGCTATTGAACTCTTTATGGAGTTATTTACAGATAGTATGATAAGCTTCCTAGGTCAGATGGGATATCCAGCTGATAAATTTGAAATTAATATAAAACTAAAGGATGGACAAGGCACAGAGTCTTAGTAAAACAGCCAAAGATTTAATGTTGAAAGAGCCCTATTATGGGTTCTTTCTTATTATGTTGAATAAGCTGTGGAATAAAAAAGTACCTACTGCAGGTGTTAGTAAGAATGGTATCAATTATCAATTAGTGATAAATGAAGAGTTCTGGACAAGTTTAACTGAATTAGAAAGATTAGGTTTACTTAAACATGAATTATTACATATTGCATTTGGACATCTTACAACTGTATTTAAGTTCAGTGATAGAAGATTAGCTAATGTGGCTATGGATATGGAAATTAATCAGTATATTGATGCTTCCTGGCTTCCAGGTGGTGAATTAAGTTCTGATGAATTCAAACAACTTAAAGAGTCTGTTAAAGCTGAATTAGAAACAGCTAAAGAAAATGGTGCTACTCAAGAAGATCTTCTTGCTATTAGTAAGAAACTTCCTTCAAGAGGTATCATGATTGATGATTATGTTGAACTTAATTTAGATAGAAAAGCAGGTGCCAGATACTATTATGATAAACTTAAAGAAGCAAAAGATAAGAAAGACCAAACTGGTACAAGTGGTTCTGAAGCCTTTGATAATCTTTGTGATCAAATGGATGCTGGTGACGGTGATGATTTGCCTGACCATAGTACTTGGGATGAGTTTGAAAATCTTAGTGAGGCTGAACAAAAATTAATTAATAAACAATTACAAAAAGTTTTATCAGATGCCAAGGAACAGACTGTTAAGAAAAGAGGCAATGTACCTGGTGAGATTGATGGAGTTATTGTAATAGAGGAAATAGTGCCACCTAAGTTTGATTGGCGTGGATATATTAGAAGATTTACAGGAGTTAGTACTAAAGTCTATACTAAAAAGATTAGACGAAAAGAAAATAAAAGATTTGATGCAAATCCAGGTCTAAAAGTAAAAATGAGACAACATATGTTGTTGGGTATTGATACTTCAGGTTCTGTAAGTGATTCTGAATTAAAGGAGTTTATGGTAGAAATGCATCATATTTATAAATGTGGTGTAGATATTACCATTATTCAGTGTGACACAATGATTAGATCTATTGAACCTTATAAAGGTAAACATGAACTAAGTGTACAAGGCAGAGGAGGCACAGAATTTGATCCTGTCTTAGAATATTTTAATGCTCATTTGGGTAAATATACTAGTTTGGTATATTTTACTGATGGAGAATGTTATACAGATGTAAAACCTAGAGGTAACGTTCTATGGGTTTTGTCAGAAAGATCGTGTATGAATGATAGTTTGCCTGGAAAGGTCATTAAATTAGAATTATAAAAATTAAAGTTATGAGTCAAGTTCAATTAAATGTAGAAGAATTAAAAGGATTTATTAAACACATGGTTGGAAATAACCAACACATTCAGTCTGAAGGAAAAGTTCCTGTGGCTATTAATATTGAGGGTGATGCTGGTCTTGGTAAGACTTCTGCTATTATGCAATTGGGTAAAGAGATGAATATGCAAGTTGTAAAACTTAATTTATCTCAGTTAGAAGAATTAGGTGACCTAGTAGGTTTTCCTGTAAAAGAATTTCAGATTGCAAATGCTGAAGGTAAGACTACTTGGATTAATGAATCTCAGATATCTGCAGCAAGTGCAAAAGGTTATAAAGTTGTAGATAAGAGAATGTCACATGCTGCTCCTGAATGGATTCAGGGTAAAGGAGAGGGTGGATTCTTAATCTTAGATGATTACACTCGTGCTGATCAAAGATTTATGCAAGCAACTATGGAGATCTTAGATAGACAAGAATATGTTTCTTGGAAGTTACCTAAGAACTGGCATGTTATCTTGACTACTAATCCAGACAATGGTGATTATAATGTCACAAGTCTAGATGTAGCTCAGAAGACTAGATTTATCTCTGTTGAGTTAAAGTATGATTCTGAAGTATGGGCTAAGTGGGCAGAGAGTGCAAACATTGACGGTAGATGTATTAATTTTATGTTGATGCATCCAGAATTAGTAACTCAAAGAATTAATCCAAGAGCTATTACTACATTCTTTAATGCTATCAGTTCTATTCCTAAGTTTGAAAGTGACTTACCTCTAATTCAGATGATTGGTGAGGGTTCAGTTGGTCCAGACTTTAGTTCTATGTTTACTATGTTTATTAACAACAAACTAGATAGAATTATTAGTCCTGCAGATATCTTAACTAAAGATGAAATATATGTTTTAGGGTCTTTGACTTCTGCAGTAGGGGAAGGTGATGATTTCCGTGCTGATATTTCCAGTGTAATTGCAACCAGGATTATAAATTATTCTCTTGCTTTAGCTGATAAAACAAGCATTGGTAAACCTATCATTGATAGAATTGCTAAGTTAACTACAGATTGTAAAGCATTCACTGATGATTTAAGATATTACATGGTGAAGGAGATAGTTAACGGTAATAAAACTAAGTTCTCACAATTGATGATGAATCAGAACGTGGTGAAGATGGCTGTAAAATAAATCTAACGTAGAAGATTTCCACTTTAAAAACCCATTATTTTAATTAAATACAAACATAGGGAGAGGTAATACTCTCCCTTTTTAAATATTTTAAATATGAATATTCTAAAAATAACATGCGATGTAGCTAGATATAGTGTAAACTATGATCGTTTTCCTGATGGAACATTTGAAATCAATATGATAACAGGAGATTTTAATACAGAAATTACTGATTTATTTAACTTAGTTAAAACACCATATAACCCTAGTAAAGGAGATAAAATCTATTTTTTACCGGGTGTAAATGTACCTAGAGTAAAATTTAAAAATGTATGTGTAGAATATGGCATTAGAACTATACGAGATATAGAACAAGCAACTGTTATATTTGCTTCTAAGAAAAGTTTAAGTGATATTACAACATCTCATTGGTCATACAAATGTAAGACTGAAGATTTCAAAGCTTTTATTGAACTATACAAATCTGATATAGATGATCACAATCTTGATAAAATAGAAACTGCATTGGAGTATTATGATAAAGAGCTTATTGCAATAGACTATAACTTAAAGGACTGGATTTCAAACAAAATTCCTCAAGATGCTGCTTTTCCATACAGTGAAAGATTATCTATGATTAAAGATGAGTATGCTGATTTATATAATTCAATTCTAGGTAAAGAACTTTTAGATGAATCATGTGTAATGAATGTATTAAATGGTGAAGATGCTACTGAAATTGATAAAGATATGTTTGAACATCTTTCAGAAATGTTTGAAAGTTCAGATAATGATAATCACGTTCTTGCTATGGAAATCATGGCTAATTCTAAGTATGTAGAAAGTTTGATTTATTTAGAACTTTTGTTTTATAAATATGCTGGTAAGATATCTGATAGACATACTAGAAATCATGTTAATTTCAAATCTTTAATTGGTTATCTAGGTAAAGATAAAAGTTATCTTAGTACTAATATTGATGATATTGCTAAAAGTTTAGAGAATAAAGATCAGTTTACTACAGATAAATTAGAAATTATCATGGAGTATTTAAGTAATGATATCCAACGCACTGGAGACAGTGAATACTTTACTGTAAAAACTATTACTGTTCATCCTGATCATATTGCAAAATTAAATTCAAATTATACTTATGAGACACAAAAAGATTATGTCCCTACATTAGTAGAAAAGCCTATAACTGAAG